CTTCACGTCAGTAATTCTGCTGGCGTGTCTCGTTATCATTTGATAGGAGCAGACTATGTCTAGTCGCTATGTTGAAGATTTTATCACTGTAAACCATTTTAATTCAGATACGGATTCGCAGCCTGTCCCTAGAAGTATTCGCGTTTACGAACGCGCATCCTCCGGAGGCAATACTGCAAATTTTCGTTCTGTTAAGAAATCTGATTTGCCGGTTAATAACTACAACCTTAGCGTTCAAAGACACAAGCCTTTTCGTTATGTAGAACGCGTCTCTATTGACGGTTATAATCGCTATGTAGATAATTCTTATCTGCCTCAGCTTTTATCGCCGGATCCTGATTGGCTTTCTACTCTCGAATCGGCTGCGGCATCGAAGTTTAATTCGCAGTTGCGCACTATGGATGTAAATTTAGCCCAAGCTTTCGGTGAAAGGCATCAAGTTGTTTCTATGCTCAGTAATACTGCTCGTAGATTCACAACTTCTTACTCTCATCTTAAGCGAGGACGGCTTTACTCTGCTTTACGCTCTTTGAATCTTAACTCAACAGAGTTCAACCAACGCTCGCGCGGTGGTGTACTCCGTTTCTATAATAACTACCCTAAGAATCCAGCACAAGCTGCTTCTAACGCGTGGTTAGAGATGTCGTACGGATGGCGTCCTCTCCTGAACGATATTTATGGTTCGGCTAAGTTTTTAGCTGAATCTAAGGTCGCTCGAGAGTCGGACAGTTTTTATAAGTTGCATACTACATCTTCAAAATCTAAGCTTGTTGAAAAGCAAACTCAGATTCTAGAAGGTTTAGTTGGAACTTATGATCTATCCATCCGTTATAAGGTTTCATACTTGGTTCAGAACGAATTACTTCGGTATTCGGCTCTGATGGGTATGACAAATCCGGCGCTGCTCGCTTGGGAGCTAACTCCATTCAGCTTCGTCGTCGATTGGTTTCTACCTATTGGTAGCTATCTCAAGTCGATTGACGCTGCCTATGGTTTAGTACCCTTGAGAGGCTCCCGGACATACCTAATGAGACTGTCTGTTTCGGGATCGGCTTCGGGCTTTATATCCGATGCCAATCCCGAGTACGGCGGCTGGGTTATCTATGGAGGCAAGAGTCATTTGACAAATATGGAGAGAGTTTCGACTGGTTTTCCCAATCAACAATTCCCTTCTTTTCGTTCTCCTGACTCTGTTAATATAGCTATATCGGCCATCGCTCTTTTAGTTCAAACATTTCGTAAGAAGTGAACATTAAGGAAACTTAACTATGGCACAAATTGCCAATCTAGTGTTACCTAACGGTCGCGCTACACCTGTAAACGTTACTTTTACCCCTGTTATGGCTGCTCTTAGCGAAGCTAAGTGGTCAGACAAAACTTCTGGACGTTACATCGGTCTTCCGACCGTTGCTGTACGTTCTCGAGTTCCGGTAAAAGGCAGTGATCTTTTTAAGATTACTGGCGTCATAACGGTGCCCACTCTGGAAACAATCACCAATGCTAATGCGTCCGGTTATACGGCTCCTCCTGCTGAAGCTTACTCTCATACCGTAAAGTTTGAGATGTTTTGCCCTGCCCGAGGATCCCTAATTGAACGTGAAGATGCTGCTGCTTTTGCCAGTGCATTATTTAAGGACGCTCAATTCCTCGCACTCGTGCGCGGTTTTGAGATGCCATATTAATGTGGCAATCGGTTATGTTAGCGATCATTACGACCGCTTTCCTTAGCCTCTTGCTTTTTCTGGTATTCATCACAACTTCGGGTATCATCTAGTTTTTATTAACTAGTTGATCTCTCATTAACGTTAAGGTATTTATGTTAATAAATAAAGTCGATATTCATCGCCCTTTGATTGTTTTCCTGGCTCTGTGTGAAGATATTAACACGCCTATTGGTTTATCTTGCTACATTCTGGCTTCTAATAACGAATTTGATCAACTTCTGCAAAAGAAGTGTGACCCTCTTCACTATTGTGATTCTCAGAGTTTCGGTAAAGATAACCTAGTTTGCTCGTTTTTATCAAAGAATCCTGGTTTTCTTTCGGAAACCATCGATGATGACACACTCGCTGAGTTCCATCGCTGTGAGAAGGCCTGTTCAGATACGAACCAAAATTTTAGAGATGAGGTAATACCTCACGCGACTCAATGTCTTTTAGACATTGCTCGTGGAAAGATCTCTTCAATTTTAGGTTCGATTCCTACGGATCTAACTTTTGGCTTTGGACCCGGCGTTAGCCTGGGTGTGACCGGTGTAGACACTGGAGCTTATTCTAAGTACTCTAGTGCGCAACCTACGGTAACTAGTCACGCTAAAAGCTTCGCCGCTATATACCTAAGAAATTCTCTTTGGGGTGATTACTTACTGAGGGGTAAGTTTTCGTCCATCGAAGAATCTCTACTGGTATCTGATGCTGCGAAAATCGCCTTTGTTCCTAAGAAATTTAATCTTAAGAGATCAATTGCCGTCGAGCCTTTACTTAATACTTATTTCCAAAAAGGAATAGGCAATTATCTAAAAGGTCGGCTTCACCGTAAGGTGGGTATTGATTTAAAGGACCAAACCGTCAATCAGAATTTCGCAAGAGATGCCGAATTATATCAAGTCGCTACCGTAGACTTCAAGTCTGCTAGTAGCCTTATATCGCACGGCTTAGTTCTTTCGCTCATTCCAATCGACTGGTTTCTCTTGCTTAATGTTTTTCGTACTCATTGGTATCGACTTGAGAAACGGAGTCTTGCGACTCAATTTCACATGTTTTCATCAATGGGGAACGGATACACATTCGAGCTTGAGTCATTGCTCTTTTACGCTCTAGCTTTCGCTAGTGTATCGGTCGGTTCTCAGGAATTTCACAATATCTCCGTTTACGGAGATGATGTGATTTTACCGAGATCCGATTTCGAGACATTCAATCGACTTATCACCGATGTCGGCTTAGAGATTAACAAATCTAAGTCTTTCACTGATGGTAATTTCTTTGAAAGCTGCGGATGTGACTTTTTTAAAGGTCGTAATGTTCGCGCGGTCTATCTAAAACGAAATCTTCAAGAAAACTTTGATATTTATAATATTCATAATCTTCTTTTAGGTTGGAGCTCTAGATTTGAACGCTGTCCTCTTACTCGTACATTAAAATCTCTTAGAGATTTTATACACGATAGAGACAAACTCTATACAACCGGTAACGTCGGAGGATTTAAGATTTCTTTTGAAAAACTAAAATCTCTTGGCAAACGGTATTATAGATCTAGCAATGATGGTTGGGAAGGTCATTTCGTACGTATCTTAGTCTTTTCTCCTTATCAGAGAAAGAATGAGAACTACGAACCAGCCATTTTATCTTCATTGACTTACCCGTCTAAAGGCCTGAGAAGCCTTCGAGACGTGGGTCATTACAAGAGAAAATGGATCTTCCTACGATCAAACTGAGGTGTTTTACAACCCTCATCCTCTAACGAG